TTGAATAATAAAAAAGCCTATCATATCAAGCTTTATAGCCTGTGTGATAGGGCTTTTTTTATGCTGTGGGGCATTTTTGGGGCATGCTATAGACTTAATTCATCTATTACATCGACAACCTTATCTTTCATTTTGTTTGTAACATGGGTATAAATCTTCATTGTGGTGTCACTATCTTCGTGTCCAACACGGTCCATGATAGCTTTTAAAGGAACACCTTTTTCAGCTAAATAACTAACAAGCGTGTGCCTAAAGATATGTGAGCTGATAGGTTTATTAATCGGGTGTTCTAGTCGCTGATTAGCGGCCTTGATAGATTCATTAAATGAATTACGTTGGATAGGCACTCCACGATTAGTTACAAATATGTAGCTACGGTCCATAGTTATCCAATTAGGATTTAAACTTTTGTTTAAATCTCGAATCTTAATAGCTTCATCTAATATTTCTGATTCTCGTTTTGATAACTTATTGCTACGATAGCCAGCAGGTGTTTTGGGTGGTTCTTTTTTTGCTTTCTTGTATCCTTGGACACTGTCTAAAGTGCCAAAAATATCTACAAAATTATCGTCTTTACGGTAATTAATATCTTCTAAAGCAACGACTTCACCAATACGTGCACCATCTAAAAATAGGAATTCAGCAATTAGTGAGTTAAGGTAAGTTCGCTTTGTACGTCTTAATTCTTTAATTAGTGGGATTAGCTCTGTTTCAATTTCCAGATATTTGTTCTTAATTTTTTCATAGTCTTCAATGGTTAACACCTTTTTAGGAAGCTTAGCTTGCCTAGCAGGGTTTGTTTTAATGTGATTAAGAGACACGGCATAATCAAACGATTGATTCAAGATTGATTTAACACGTTCAAGCCTTGGTCTTGATAATTCAAGACCGTTTATAAATTGTTGAACATAATAAGTATCTATTTTAGATATTTTGACATCTATACCAAAATTTTCTCTCACATACTGAACATTACTTTTTAGCGAGCTTATAGAAGTGCGCCTAAGTTCTTTTTGGTGGAATTTCCACCAGTTGTTTAAGACATCAGTGTATAAAACTTCGCTTGAATTTAGCTCTTGTAAGATTGCAGCAATTTTTTCATCAAGTATTTTTTGAGCTTGTTTTCTTATGCGAGGAGTATCTTTTTCCATCAATACAGACGCTTTCTTCCACTTGCCTGTATATGGATCTCTGTATCTTTCGACAAAATTAATTTTTCCACTTTTATGATTTTCTGACCACATTTGTTAATACCTCATTTCTATGGTAAAATGGGTATAGTAAAGAGGCCTACAGTATGCAGGTTTTTACTATACTTTCAACTAATAACTGTACTCAAAATTTGGCGATGGCGAGTGCAGTTATTTTTTATTAATTTGATTTTGTGCTATAATAACTAAAAATAACATTTAAGGGGTGAGTAACATGGTAAAAGTTCGTAAAATACCAGTAGTAGTCGAAGCAGAGCAAGTGGATACTGTCCAATATATTGAAACATTAGAAGGTACCATGAAAGCTTCTGCAGGGGATTGGATTATTACTGGAGTAAATGGGGAACGTTACCCTGTTAAACCAGATATTTTTAAGAAGACATATGAAATATTAAATTAATACTCTAAGAATGGCTTCTTTAGAAAAAACAAATGCCCAATCTACATTTTTTCTATACAATGCCCGAGGTGTGTCGTAGCGTCTATCAATTTTGACTGCTACGATTTTTTTATTTAGTTGGTAAGCTGTTTCTATTTCCCAATTTACCCAGTCAGAATCGCTTGTGTTACGCCCAACTAAGCAAAGAACAATATCTGATTTTTGAATTTTATCTTTGATGACTGACTTAATATACGTTGCGTTAACAGAATTGATAGAAGTTCCAACGGAAGTGTCGTGGAAACTTATTTCAGGGAAAAAACGATCGTTTTCTGACCAAGCGACTAATAAATTTTTATATCGACTCCCCTCATCATCAGCACGATAACTTACAAATACTTTGTTTTTCATTTTGATTCCTTTCTTTTAGGTGTATCAGTCTGAAGATTAGCCCAATTTACATTTTCACTAGATATAATTGTTTCACAGCGTTCAACAAGTAAAGCAAATTTATCCTCTTCATTTTTATATACACCTGTTTGTGTTTGATACATATATTTTTCATGCCTTAATGTTTCAGCTGTTGTACGGTACTGCGTCCAGTTTGCTTGGTGATTAGAAAGAGAAATTAAGGACTCGCACGCTAATATAGCACTAGAACACAAAATGGATATAATTTTAAAATAGGCTATATTAAATGCAGAAGTAATGGGTACAATAGCACCAGCTAGGATTTCAATTTTTTTATACCGCTTATACCATTTTTGATGGGCTTGACTTTTCTTATCGTACCAATTAATTTGGTCATCTAATCTTTCTAAAATATATTTATCTTCATTCATGTGTGCTCCTAAAATCGCTTTTATTCTTTCCTATTCTCCTTAACCCATTTTTCGATTTTTTCTAACTGTTCATCAGTCAATGGATTTTCGTCAATATGATCCAGTAATTCCTGGATAAGCTCTTTTAAATCCCTTTTCATAACTTTACCCTTTATTTACTTTTAAAGGTTCTACCACAACTATTACAATGCCAGTTGTTTTTTCCGTTCTTACCGACAAGTCCAAGTAGGACGAGTGGCCAAGCAATTAAAAATCCAATACAACCAACACAACCATTGAAATTTTTTCTGTCCTGATTCATAAATTGAATATTAGTGCTTCTGCAATATGGACAGCGTTTAGCAAACATTCCCATTTCTTTTTTCTCCATTCTCCAGCTTTTAGTGTGGTTCAGTGATTGCACATGGTTTTAAACAATATCCATTAAATTATAATATTCATCAATAACCATACATTCGTCAGCTACGGTGTTCAATTGGTGTCTTTGCATGAAATTGACATAGTTGAATTCATAATCTGATTCTCTTAATTCCTCTTCAAGTAAAAGACGAATCATATTGCGATTGGCTTGTAGCTCGAATTGCTCATGCCGTCTTTTGTATTGGTTAGAGTCATGTTCAAGATGTCCTAACTCGTGGTAAACAACTTTTTTCATAGCATCTTCAGAAAGAGATTTATTAACGAAGATAATTTTAATGTCATCAATGTAAATTCCAGGTCGTGGCCATAACTCGTTATCAAAGTAAGCTAATGTCACGCCATACGATTCAACAAGTTCTTCAATAGTCATAGACTATCTTCCTTTGCTCAATTATTTTTAGTTTCTACCTTTTAGATAGATTTCAATGATATTCGTAATTGCTTCAACATCTTCATCGGTAAGTGGTTTACCGTCGAAGGTCTTGGCGTTTTTCGCCATTTTGCGCAAATCTTCAGTAGTATAACCTGCAACTTCATCAGATGCAATTTTTGGATTGTCAGTGCGTCCCAATAGATAATCTGTAGACACATTAAAGTAATCTGCTATTTCTTGTAACCTTTCAGCAGATGGTTGGTTTCTTTTAAGAGCATAGATAGAATTTTTGCCCAATCCTAGAGTTTCCTCTAATTTACTTAGGGAAATTCCTCGCTTTTGGGATAATTCTTTAACTCTATCAAAAGTCGTAAACATTGATTTTATCAACCTTTCTAGGGTATGACAAAAAATATTTAGAGAATTTTGTAGAAAACTGTTGACAAACAGTAGAGAATACTCTAAAATAGTTTTTGTAAATAAGATTCAACTAGAAAAACAACTAAACAAATAAATCAAAAAAGTGTTTTAGCGAACGGTATTCATTGATTTATTAGCGTCTTTTTCTATGCTTTCATTTTAGAATATTCTCTAAAATATGTCAATAAAAAACGCAAAAAATAGTTGTTTCTTATTTACAATTTTAAATAAAGGAGGAAGAAAGATGCCTGATATTGCAAATGGACGCAAAAAAATTTGTGACTTCTTAAAAGAAAACAATATCAAAAAAGCAGCTTTAGCAGCTGCATATGGCATGAGTCGACAAGAAGTTACTAATATTTTAAGTGGCTCAACTCGTGGCCTGAAAGCTAATCAATTTATCTTACGAGTTATTGAAGATTACAAAATTGATTAAAATTTAAAATTCTCTCAGCTAGTAGTTACAGCTCTAGCAAGTCAGTATTCTCTTTATTTTAATATTTACACGTTTAAGCAGTTATTAATTCATTCATGGTCTCCTATATAAATATCTATCAAAAATTATGTATTTCCTCCAAAAAATACATGACATTATTCAGAGACTTGCTAGGGCTATAACTGCTAGTTGAGAGCAGTAGACAATAGAAAGGAGTAGAAGATGAAACCATTTTTTTGACACAAAAAAAGCGACTGACGGCAATCAGTCACTAACAAAAATTAACTTAATTAAATTATAGCATATTTAAAAGGAGCACGCTATGCCAAAGGTCGAAATAACTTACAAGGCTGTCGGTGTTAACGAAGATGCTGAATGGGGCGACTATGATCATCTCATGCAACGCTGGGAGGGTTTAACTAAATCAGTAGCAAAACAGTGGGCAGCAGAAATGCGTGAACATCCAGAATTTAGCAGGTACATTGACAATCCTACACACAAAATTGTTTTCATCAATTATGAAGGTTTTGCACTGTTTGTAAAGTGGAAATCACGTAACAGATATTTATCAAAAAAAGAAACGTTAGCTGAAATGCTTAAGAACATGAAATTAGAAACAGGAGTTTTAACATGACATATTTAATCGTAGCAGTAGCGATTTTAGGATTAACTGAAGTACTTACATTAACATTACTTAAACGACGTAATGAAGACATTCGCTATTATCGTAGTGAAGATTACAAAAACCACATCTTCACAGAACGAGCACGTAGCAATAGTCAAAAATGGAGTGATGCACATGATGCAGGAAATCATTGATGAGAACTCATTTTTAAGAGATGAAAATAGACGTCTAAATAATGAGTTGACTAAACATTATTTTGAGACTGTAGCAAAAGCAAATTTACTCGACATCATTATTGAAGAAGGCTACATCTTGCAATCAACCCTTGAAAAATGTATTAATCAACTTGATGAAATTGACCAATTAGAAATTAGAAAGGCAATGACAAATGGTGACAATCAATAAACTAGAAATTGAAAACGTCAAGCGCATCAAAGCAGTTAAAATTGAACCATCTGCAACAGGTTTAACAGTGATTGGTGGGAATAATAACCAAGGTAAAACAAGTGTTCTGGACAGTATTGCTTGGGCATTAGGTGGTAACAAATACAAGCCTAGTCAAGCCGTGCGAGAAGGTTCGATGGTCCCACCAACACTTAAAGTGACACTTTCAAATGGTCTCGTCGTTGAACGTAAAGGCAAGAATAGCGCGCTGAAAGTAGTGGACCCAAATGGCCAAAAAGCAGGACAACAGCTGTTAGATAGTTTTGTGGAAGAGTTAGCTATCAATCTTCCTAAATTCATGGACAGCACGCCAAAAGATAAAGCTAACACACTACTTCAAATCATTGGTGTTGGTGACCAGTTAGCTGAATTGGAGCTGAAAGAAAAGGAAATCTATAACCAGCGTCATGCGATTGGTGTGATTGCTGACCAAAAAGAGAAATTTGCTAAAGAGCAGCCATACTATCCAGACGCACCAAAAGAGCTTGTCAGTATTTCAGACCTTATCCAACAGCAACAAGCCATTTTAGCTAGAAATGGTGAGAATGCTCGTAAACGTCAGAATGTGACGATTATCCAACAAAACTACAGCTTTAAACAACAAGAAGTTGATGAACTTAAGAAGAAACTTAGAGTGGCTGAACAGCAATTGGATCAGCTAACAGAAGATTTGCAAATTGCACAGACTGACGCTATGGACTTGCATGATGAGTCAACAGCTGAAATTGAAGAAAACATTGCACGTATCGACGAAACTAATAGACGTGTCCGCGCTAACTTGGACAAGGACAAAGCGGAAGAAGATGCTAAACAACAGCGTGAACAATACAATCAATTGACTAATAAAATCGAAGCTGTTCGTCAGCAAAAAGCAGATTTGCTAACTAATGCAGACTTGCCGCTTGAAGGGTTATCAGTTAACGACGGTAAGCTTCTATATCAAGGTCAAGAGTGGGATAACATGAGCGGTTCACAGCAACTCATGGTGGCTACTGCGATTGTCCGCAAGCTCAAACCAGAATGTGGCTTTGTTCTGATTGACAAGTTAGAACAAATGGACCAAATCACACTTGAACAGTTCGGTGCTTGGTTAGAACAAGAAGGACTGCAAGCTATTGCCACAAGAGTCTCTACTGGAGATGAGTGCAGTGTCATTATTGAAGATGGCTATTCAGTCGTTAACGAATCGTATCAAGCACCAGTTGCAAAACCAACATTTACAGCAGGAACATTTTAAAAAGGAGAATAACAATGAAACAAACATTAATCGTATTTCGTGATAAAGAAAGTGGAGCTTTTCTAGCAGAATATAAAAATAACAAAGGTTCTCTAGCATTTACTGCAAAATATACCGAAGATATAGAAGATGCAGCTACTATTCCGCCAAAAAGATTTGAAGAAGAAAGAGAACGCTACGAGAGAATGCTGCAACTTTTTAATGCTGAACCACTTAAAGTTGAATACGAACTAACCACATTAGACGGTAAAGAGCCAGAAGAAATCAAAATGACTACCTTTAACGATCCTACTGATTTGACTGCTGCACTTAGAAACCTTGCGGAAATCTTTGCAGGAGGTGACGATTAATGCAAATCACAAAAGGAAAACGCGCACGAGCCCAAAAAGTAGTCATCTATGGTCCAGAAGGTATTGGTAAATCAACCTTTGCATCACAATTCCCAGGAGCAGTATTTATTGACACCGAAGGCTCAACCGACAACATGGACGTTTCACGCTTGGATAAACCGTCAAGCTATACCATGCTAAAAAATGAAATCGCATGGGTAAAAGCTAACCCTACTTGCTGCAAGACACTTATCATTGACACAATCGACTGGGCAGAAAGCTTAATAGTAGATGATATCTGCGCACTGCATCAGAAAAAAGGTATTGAAGATTTTGGCTATGGTAACGGTTATGTTTACGTCAAAGAAGAATTAGGACGTTTTTTGAACAGTTTATCAGAACTTGTCGATTTAGGTATCAATATTGTGCTAACAGCACATGCCCAAATTCGTAAATTTGAACAGCCTGATGAAATGGGTTCTTACGACCGCTGGGAATTGAAACTTGGCAAAAAGACAAGTTCACAAACAGCGCCGCTTGTTAAAGAATGGGCTGACATGGTCCTGTTCGCTAATTACAAAACAATCGTCATGACCACTGATAATAAGAAGAAAAAGGCAACTGGTGGTCAACGTATGTTATACACGCAACATCACCCGGCGTGGGATGCTAAGAACCGTCACAACTTACCAGAGGAAATGCCGTTTGATTATGCAGGCATTGCACACATCTTCAATCAAGTACCTGCGCCTGCACAAACACAGCCGCAACAAACTGTTCCAGAACCTGCTCCACAAGCTCCAGTGCAGGAACAGACACCAACCGTTGAACCAGTTCCACAAGCTCAACCAGAAATGCCTGAAAGTTTGACACAGCCTGCGCCAGAACGTCAACCATACCAAGAACCTAACCTAGCTTTGCCACAGGCTTTGCGTGATTTAATGATTCAAAACCAAGTCACAGAGCTTGAAGTTCAAAAGGCAGTAGCTCAAAAAGGTTACTATCCAGAAAATACACCAGTAGTGATGTATGATCCTGGATTTATCGACGGCGTGCTTATTGGCGCTTGGAACCAAGTCTTTAACATGATTAAAGACAATCGCATTTTACCATTTTAATAATTAACAGAAAGAGGAAAATTAACATGACACAATTTAACAATAACTTTGACCACGAACTTGGCTGGGATGATGAAATCGTAACGGACGCGAAAGAATTCGTACAGCTCACACCTGGTGATTATCAATTTACAGTAACTAACCTTGAACGTGGGCGTCACACTCCAAACCCTCAAAATCCAGGGAAATTGCCAGCTTGCAACAAAGCTACACTTACCCTTCAAATCGAAACAGCAGAAGGTATTACACAATTGACACACAATCTATTCTTGCATACATCAACTGAAGGTATGTTGTCAGCATTCTTTGGTTCTATTGGTCAAAAGAAACATGGTGAGCCACTTCGAATGAATTGGAACAGCGTGGTTGGTGCAAAAGGTGTTTGTCGAGTAAACAAACGACAAGGTACTGGTCAATATGCAGACCGTGAATATGACAATGTTAAAGCAATGATTTATGCAGATGAAGTTGATTGGACTAAAGTATTGAACGCGAACGTGCAAGGTCAACCACAACAGCCTACATATCAACAACCTACATATCAACAACCAATGCAACAAGCAGCACCTCAACAATACCCACAACAACCACAAGCACCTCAACAAGCTGCAGGATTCCAAGCTGGGCAATTTTAAGAGGTAGCTAATGAAGCTTAGAAAATATCAAGAAGAAGCCCGCGAAGCTGTTCAGCGTGAGTGGGAAGAGGGCAGAAAACGCACACTGCTCGTTCTTCCTACTGGGTGCGGTAAGACTATCGTATTTTCTAAGATTATCGAAGACCGTGTGAGAAAGGGCGAGCGGGTGCTCGTCCTGGCACATAGGTCAGAACTCTTAGAACAAGCTAGCGATAAATTAAAAACCGCTACAGGCTTAGGAACAGCACTAGAGAAAGCAGAAAGCACATCAATTGGTTCATGGTTCCGTGTTGTTGTTGGTTCAGTCCAAACAATGCAACGTGAGAAACGACTTAGCCAATTCCCACCAGATTATTTTGACACGATTGTGATTGATGAAGCACATCACGCTATATCAGATGGTTATCAACGAGTATTGCAACATTTTGAAGATGCCAATGTTTTAGGTGTTACAGCTACCCCAGACAGAGGAGACAAAAAGAATTTAGGTAAGTTCTTTGACTCTCTCGCTTATGAGTATTCGATTGTGGACGCTATCAAATCTGGCTATTTGTCAAAGATTACAGCAGTTACTATACCGCTGACATTGGACTTATCGTCAGTCAGTCAACAAGCTGGTGATTTCAAAGCTAGCGAAGTTGGCACAGCGTTAGATCCATATCTAGAACAAATCGCAGATGAAATGGTTAAGCAATGTTCAGACCGCAAAACAGTTGTGTTCTTGCCATTAGTTAAGACGTCTAAGAAGTTTCGTGACATCTTAAACAAGAAAGGTTTTAAAGCCGCTGAAGTGAATGGCGAATCAGAAGACCGTGCGGAAGTCTTAGAAGATTTTGATAAAGGTAAATACAATGTTCTTTGTAATTCCATGCTACTAACTGAAGGCTGGGACTGCCCAAGTGTTGACTGTGTGGTGGTATTAAGACCGACAAAAGTTAGAGCACTGTACAGCCAAATGGTTGGGCGTGGTACACGATTAGCTGAAGGTAAAGATAATTTATTAATTTTAGATTTCCTTTGGCACACCGAACGTCATGAGCTATGCAGACCAGCGCATCTAATCACTGACAGCCCAGAAGTGGCTAAGAAGATGGTTGAGAACATGGCTGAACAGACTAACCAACAATTTGAATTGCTGGAAGCTGAAGAAACAGCAAGCAAGGACGTTGTGGCTGAACGTGAAGAGGCACTTGCTAAACAATTATCAGAAATGCGTAAACGTAAACGTCGCCTAGTTGACCCACTACAATTTGAAATGTCTATCCAAGCTGAGGATTTAGCGGACTACGTGCCAGCTTTTGGAATTGAGATGACGCCACCAACAGACAAGCAGTTAAAAGCGTTAGAGAAGTATGGTATTTTCACAGATGACATTGGTAACTTTGGTAAAGCTAGCAAGTTGTTAGACCGACTTAAGAAACGTCAAACCGAAGGGCTTACAACGCCTAAACAGATTCGTCTGTTGGAACGTTACGGTTTTAAAAACGTTGGCATGTGGACATTCGACGGTGCAAGTAATTTAATCAATCGCATTGCAGCAAATGGTTGGCGAGTTCCTCGCGGTATTCGACCAGCAGAATTCAAACCTGAATAATAAGAAAGGATAAACATGGCAGAGAGAGATTTTGACCTGCTACCATTGCTGGATTATATCAATCCTGCCATGGTGGATTACAGTACATGGTGTCAAATCGGTATGGCCTTAAAGCACGAAGGCTATACGGCAATGGACTGGGATAATTGGTCACAAGCTGACACACGTTATAAGAAAGGTGAATGCTTCAAGAAATGGACAACCTTCAACGAAGAAGCAGGTAGTGTCGTAACAGGGGCCACAATCACACAATTAGCAAAAGATAATGGCTGGCAACCTGCTTCAAGCGGTCGTGGCGATTCTCACGAACTAGATTGGGAAGATACGATTGATCGTGATTATCAAATCGTAGATAAAAACTGGATTGAGTCGAAAGAAATCAGAGAACCATTAAACTGGCAACCTGCACAAGATTTAATCAAGTATCTTGAAACGCTGTTTGATTCAACGGATTTAGTTGGCTACGTAACAGCAACTTATCCAATTGAAACTGACAATGGTACGATTTACAAACCAACGCAAGGAAATTTTGACAGGACAGCTGGTGAGCTTATCCAGTTGTTACAAAAGACACCTGACGACATCGGCGCTGTCTTTGGTGACTATAAGGAGGAAGCAGGTGCGTGGATTCGATTCAATCCGCTTGATGGTAAAGGTGTAAAAAATGACAATGTCACTGAATATCGTTATGCTTTGGTCGAATCAGATACATTAGATATTGGTAAACAATATGCGTTGTTTAAAGAACTAGAGTTACCAATTGCAACGCTTGTTCATTCTGGTAAGAAATCACTGCACGCAGTCGTGAAAGTAGACGCGCGTGATTACCAAGAATATCGTAAACGTGTAGATTATATCTACCAAATCTGTAAGAAGAATGGACTTGATATTGATACGCAGAACCGCAATCCTAGCCGTCTATCACGCATGCCTGGTGTCACACGTAACGGACGTAAACAGTTTTTGATTGATACTAACATTGGTAAGGCGAATTATGAAGAGTGGTATCAATGGGTTGAAGACTTGAACGATGATTTACCAGACCCTGAAGGACTGTTAGACAGCTGGGATGACATGCCAGAACTAGCACCTGAGCTTATTCACGGGATTTTGCGACAAGGGCACAAGATGTTGATTGCTGGGCCATCTAAAGCTGGTAAGTCATTCGCATTGATTGAGCTATCAATTGCCATCGCTGAAGGAGCTAAATGGCTTGGTTGGCAGTGTGAACAAGGACGTGTCTTATATGTCAATCTGGAATTAGATAGACCGTCAGCGCTGCATCGTTTCAAAGATGTGTACGCAGCTATGGGAATTCCAGCAAACAATCTTCAAAATATTGATGTTTGGAACTTGCGTGGTAAGACCGTTCCAATGGATAAATTGGCACCTAAGCTAATCAGACGGTCGCTTAAAAAGAACTATCAAGCAGTTATCATCGACCCAATCTATAAAGTGTTGACTGGTGATGAAAACAGTGCAGACCAAATGGCACACTTTACTAACCAGTTTGATAAAGTTGCTACTGAATTAGGCTGTTCAGTCATCTACTGTCACCACCACAGTAAAGGTGCACAAGGTGGCAAGAAATCAATGGACCGTGCGAGTGGTTCAGGTGTGTTTGCGCGTGACCCCGACGCACTTATTGACTTAGTAGAACTTGATTTGACTGAAACTATCATCAAACAACGTACTGATGAGGCAAAATGCGAAGTGTTCAAACGTGCTATTCAGGAACGCAACTTAGATTATTATCAACATGAAATCACGCTTGATGACATGCATAGTGTTGCACAGATGAGTAAACATTTTGATAAAGCAATTGATGACATCATGATCAGAAAACCATATCTGCATGAAATTCAAAAAGTTGAGCATTCAATTAAAATCGCTACAGCATGGCGCGTTGAAGGTACGCTTCGTGAATTTGCAAAGTTCTCACCACTTAACATGTGGTTCAGCTATCCAGTTCACAGTGTGGATACAACAGGCGTTCTTGCAGATATTCAGTTGGAAGACGATAGACCAGCATGGCAAAAGAAAGCTACACAAAAAGCGCGTGAAGGCCGTAAATCTAAGGAAGAAAACGCAGAAGAAAGAAAACAAAACCTTGAAAATGCGTACGAAGCCCAAAAAGCTTTTCATCCAGAAGAACCAGTAACTAAAAAAGAGGTCGCTGAATTCTTAAACGTTAAAGAACGAACAGTTGAAAATTATATTCAAGAACATGATGATTTTGTTCTAAAAAACGGAAAAATTTTCAAAATCAAATAGTAATTGCGAAAACGAAAAATACGAAAATACTGTCTGCGGTTCGTAATTTTCGCACGAAAATATTGCATAATTTACGATTGCGAAAAAGCAGTTTTCTGCATAATTTTCGTTTCGCAGTAAAAAAGCAGTTTTGCGAAAATACTGCATAAAACTGCCGAAAATCTTGGGGAATAACCCCAAGTTTGGGGAGTGATTTGGATTCGCATGTGTGAAAGTCGAATGTTACGAGAGATTGGGCGACTAAACTACGCCCAAATCATCTCGTACCAACTTTCGACAAGCGCGTGACTGCGAATGATAAAAAGCAGTCATAAATCAAAAAGTAGAAAAATGAGGTGTAAAAATTGAGAGCAAGTAAAACAACAATGTTAGATATTGTCAAAGTCATGGCAGAAAATAATACTAACGTAGTGAATATTGAATTTGAATATGACGGTATTCCAGCAGTGTTGCAATGTAAGTTAATGCAACGTGGTCAATATGCGGAGTGGAAAGAATGACTAGTTATGAATCAACTATTTTCAATTTCATTGCACACTTCTTCTTGTGGGTTATTATGTTCATATTGTTCTGTGGAGCAGTATTTTTGCTAGTACTTGCTCTTGTTGTGGTATGGAATGCGATTGGAGACTTCCACACGTATATTAAAGAATGTAGAGCTGAACATAAGGAGTTAAAAGAATGATTAAATTAAAAGACCTTCTTAGGGTAATGTATGTTGTTAATCACCCAAAAGCGATAAAAGTGGGTTACAAGGGCGAAAGTTTTTTAGTGGGATATGATGATATAAATTTTTTAATGGATAAACAGGTTAGGGCTATTGAAATTCTATACTCAGTTATTTTTATTAGGCTAAAGGAGGAACAAAATGGAAGCTTATAAAGAACGAATGGTAAAAGAATATAATGAGTTGAAAGAACGCACATATAAACTTGGTAGCATGTTACTCAAGTATGATAATGGTGATTTGGAATTTGAACCAACATGTCCAATTTATCTACTTCGAGACCAATATAGTTTAATGGGTGATTACCTAAAAGTTCTAGAAAAACGTGCTGTGTTTGAGGGTGTGCCACTTAATGATTGAATTTTTTATCCAGATGAAAAAAATTCCGACAGTCACACATCAACAGAAAAAGGTTCGTGTCGTTCGTGGTAAGCCACAGTTCTATGAGCCAGACGAGCTAAAAGAAACACGAGCACTGTTCATGGAAAAATTAGCACCATATGCACCAAAAGAACCGTTGGATGGTCCGTTGAGGTTAACTACTAAATGGTTGTTTCCAAAAATAAAAGGAACAACTAACGGTCAATACAAGCATACGAAACCCGACACGGATAACCTGGTGAAGTTATTAAAAGATTGCATGGAAAGAACAGGATTCTATGTGAATGATTCGCGCGTGGCTAGTGAAGTGATTGAAAAATTTTGGGCTGATACAGTAGGAATTTATGTGAGGTTAGAAAGCTTATGAGCAGCAAGGGTGGAAATAAGTTAAAAGCAAAGCATTGTGTTGGATTTTATGAACGTCACACAGAAAATGCTTTGGAAGTGTTAGATGATTTTATCGAATGGACTCACAAGAAACATCTCAAAAACTATATTGAGATTGGTAAGATGTTGAACGTTTCTCCAAACAAAGCAAATCGATTGCTGCACAGAGAAGTCTTACCAGAAGATAAAAAAAATATAGTTCAAAGAATGAAGGAGGTCATGAGTCATGAAAATTGATTATATTGATTTCTTTCAAAATGAAGTCACAGCTTGGATGAAAGCTAGTAATCAAAAATCACAAGAACTTGGTTTTGGGACCTATGCTTACTGGGAATGGGCGAATCAATCCATTGTGGCAATTTGCGAAAAATACGGCAATGATGAATTAGTAAATGGTCAGTTTCAGCTTATCTGGGACTGGTTAGATAAACAAGCGAAAGGAGTAGAAAATGTATGAAGTAGTTGTCTATTTTGACAATATGATTGATGATGTAAAGAAATTTGATTCTTATGATGCTGCGGTTACTGAGGGTAACAATCTTAAGTGGCGCTATCGTCATACTAATCTATATCGTGTGGAGGTTAGAGAATGCAAGTAAAATTTTATCTCACAAACGGTAGTACTGTTACAACTTTTTTAAGTCATGCAGATTATAAATCGATTTATGATAACTGGCAAAAAGGGGCAGATGTCAAATTAGGTAATGGTTCGTTAAATGCTGCAGACATTCAAGATATTAAAGTTTTAGATGAGTATTGAGGAGGAAGAATGACAAGCTCAATTTTAATTTTATGGTTTTGGGTGATTATGATGTTTATGCTTCTAAATAAAAAATAGCCCATAACGGTACCAGACCTGTTCGACTCAGGTCATGGGTATTAGGCTAGGAATTAAAATTTAAAATAGAAAGTTGGTTCTAAGATGGGCGTTTCCTAGTCGACGTCCTAGACCTCCTTGATTACTTTTTAGGTTTTAAAAAATCATTCATATCAAGCCAAATTATTATCATTTAGCATTAACACTTTAACATAAAAGCACAGTAGGCTTGATATTAGCTGTGTGAGTATCCAAAAAATTTCGTGAGTAGCTGATATTCAGCAAAAGCAGTAGTCACAATGGTTTAAAGATGGTTCGATTCCATCTGTGACTGTAACCCGAAATTTCGTGTTTAATATTGTGAGGTGATTAAAGCACTCCTTCTTACATGTGTTTTAATACACTGCAAAATTAGTACACAGCCGGTGAGTTTATCGGGTTAATCACTGGCAGGCTGAAATAAAAAATAGAAACGAGGAACTCCTTAATCTTTTTTCTGTAAAACATCCTAAAGCGAATCATCAGCCGTTCGTGATTATACAAGGCACATCATGGTAATTCATTATGGGTCGTGTGCCTGCCCAAATTTTTTAGAAAGGAAACTATCTTTTTCTAGGGATATGCAAAAAAGGCCCGCTTTCGCAGACCCTCGATATAATATTAACGCTTACATCTATTATATCATAAAGGAGATGCAAAAGTGGGAAAGTTAAGTAATTCGCAACTAAAAGCGCTTGATGAACTGTTGTTTGATTATGTGAGCATCGACCATAAAATCGCAGTACGCAAACTAGAAATTAGTGATGTTCCAAACGATGACGAAAATATTGGTGGTGGACGTACAAACATTGTATCTAAACCAACTGAGAACTTAGTTGCTAAATGGGATAGTGATCAGCGTCTTAATAGTCTATATGCTCAAAAACATGCAGTGGAAAGCACGTTGGACTTGTTAGATGCTGACATGACAAAAATCTTTTGGCTACGTTGGTCTCGTGGTAGTGTCAATACGTGGGAAGAAATCGCTGATAAAATGTCATACGACCGTAGTACGATTTACCGCAGACGTCAACGCATCTTAGAAATTTTTGCTGATTTTTATGGATTTTGTTAAAATTGCGACTTTTGGTGCTATTTGTCGCACGATTAAAACGTTATTATAGTATCATCAAGATTTAAAGGTAAGGGCGAGGATTATTGAGGGTCTTTCTCGTCCTTATTTTGTTACGGTTTACGGTCCTGCAATGAGTCGAGCCACGTCGGCTGTCATTGAAAAATAAATGGAAGTGAAAAATATCTCGTGAGCGGATAGCTGAAAAACGGTATACAATCCAGGTTGAGTGTATCGGTGTTTGCCTGTACAGCCTTTTGGGCAAACTGTTGGAATATAGCACAAATAGACAGTGCACTAGATTTTTACTCTAGAGATGCGGGTGCAGCTCCCGCTATTCCTCTAACAGTCACATGTTTGTGTGGCTTTTTATTTTAGATTGGAGGTGATGGAAAATCACTAAATTAACGTTAAAACAACAAAAGTTTGCTGACGAGTACATTATCTCAGGCAATATCTACCAGTCAGCAAGGAAGGCTGGCTATTCTGAAAACTATTCAAGAGGTAATGCAGCAAAACTGATAGGAAATCCAAGTGTCAGAGCTTATATTGATGAAAGGTTAGCTGAACTACAATCTAAGAAAGTGGCTGATCAACAGGAAGTCATGGAATACTTAACAGCTGTCATGCGTGGTGAGAAGACTGAGCCATTGCTTGTTTTAGACGGTGAGGGTACACAGAAAGTTGTTAATGCTGTTCCGCCAGTTCAAGCACGTACTAAGGCAGCTGAATTGCTCGGTAAGCGTTATAGGTTGTTTACTGATAAAGTTGAATTAGATGCTACTGTTGAGCAGGTGGTGTTTGAAGATGACATCAGTTAAACTTTCAAGTTTGATACCGCCAAAATTTCATAGCGTGTGGCGTGCTAGTCTCAATCAAAACATTTTACATGTTGTGTGTGAAGGCGGACGTGGTTCTGGTAAGTCGTCAGATGTAGCACATATCATTATCCAATTGATTATGCGCTATGCTGTCAACGCTGTGTGTATTCGTAAGACAGATAACACACTTGAACAGTCAGTGTATGAACAGCTAAAATGGGCAATTAGTGAGCAGCAAGTGACACACTTGTTTAAGTTCAATAAATCACCGTTGCGCATTACATACTTGCCACGAGGCAATTATATTGTCTTTCGTGGTGCGCAGTATCCAGAGCGTATTAAATCACTGAAAGATAGTCAATTTCCATTTGCGATTGGGTGGATTGAAGAATTAGCTGAGTTTAAAACTGAAGATGAAGTCAAGACTATTACTAACTCACTTTTACGTGGTGAGCTTGGTAGTGGTCTTTTTTATAAGTTTTTCTACACGTATAACCCGCCAAAAAGAAAACAAAGCTGGGTTAATAAAAAATACGGTACACAGTTTCAACCAGCAAATACATTTGTTCATCATTCGACTTATCTTGATAATCCTTATATTGCTAAAGAGTTTATCGAGGAAGCCGAAGCAACCAAAGCAAGAGATGAACGACGTTATCGTTGGGAGTATCTTGGTGAGGCAATCGGTTCTGGTGTCGTTCCGTTCGATAACTTACGTTTTGAAACAATACCAGATGATTTGATAGCTAACTTTGACAATATCAGGAACGGTCTTGACTTTGGTTATGCTACCGACCCGTTAGCGTTCGTACGTTGGCATTATGACAAGAAACATAATGGCATCTATGCGATTGATGAATTCTATGGCCAGAAAATCAGCAACCGTCAGGCAGCTAACTGGATTAAGTCACGAGGTTATCAATCAGACCGAATCGGTGCAGATAGCGCTGAACCTAAGTCTATTGCTGAATTACATGGTGATTTCAACTTACCGAATGTGTACGGTGTTAAAAAAGGTCCTGATTCGGTTGAATTCGGTGAACGTTGGCTTGATGATTTAGACTTTATTTGTATTGATCCAAAACGTACACCGAATATTGCACGAGAATTCGAAAATATTGACTATCAAGTCGACCGTGACGGCAATCCCAAACCAAGATTGGAAGACAAGGATAACCACACGATTGACGCAACAAGATATGCATTTGCTGACGATATGAGAGCAAACAGCAACACGAGAGAGAAAACGAAGAAAGCAAGTTATTTATTTTGAGGTGACATATGGTAAAATTCCTATCTAAGACCAGATTCAACTCACACAGTAATGACCAAATCATAATGCTGACTGAAGATTATGAAAGCATTGATTTTGCGTCAGTAAAATGGGTTGAGCAGCTAAAACAATACATCAACAGGCATAAGCTACAAATTGCGCGGTTGAAAGAATTGAAACGCTACTATTTAGGCGATAATAACATCAAATATCGTCCTGATAAAACAGATGAATTTGCGGCCGATAATCGTATTTCAAGTGATTTTGCAAAATACATCACAGTATTTGAACAAGGTTATATGCTTGGCAATCCTGTTAAGTATACAAACGAGGATAAAACGCTACAAGAATTGATTGATACGTTTTCTGAGCAGACAAATGAAGCTTATCATAATATCTTGATTAAGACTGACTTGTCTATTTATGGACGCGCTTATGAGTTGCTAAATCCAGAAGAAGATGAAAGCGGAAATGTTGTTTTAAAACTGTATCATTTAGCGCCTGAACAGACGTTTATCATCTACGACGATACATACCAACAAAAATCGTTGTTGGGTATCAACTACTACGAAGTTGATTACGGTGGTGGTCATCGTAAAACAGTAGTGCGCGTGTATTCTGATAATACAATCTATACGTATATCGACGACAATCAAGACACGTTTGGGCTTCATCTAATTGATGAAACAGAACACTTCCTGAAAGGCGTTCCTATCAACGAATTTAAGAACAACGAGGACCGCACAGGTGCTTATGAATCAGTTCTTGATGATATTGATGCTTATGATTTGTCACAATCTGAGTTAGCTAATTTCCAACAAAACAGTAATGATGCTATTTTGCTTATCACTGGAAATCCTTATACTGGTTCAGATGACAATGATTATCTTGAAGATGGTCGTGTTAATCCTAACGGCCGTTTAGGTGTGGCACTTGGATTTAAGAAAGCGCAAATTGCTGTACTTGATGATAATCCTAATCCTGGTGGTTCACAGCCAGATGCTAAATACTTGGTTAAGCAGTACGACTCAGCTGGTGCTGAGGCATACAAGCAACGTCTAGTTAACGATATTTTACGTTTCACATTCACGCCTGACATTCTGGATAACAATTTTAGTGGGATTCAATCTGGTGAGTCTATGAAATATAAGCTGATGGCGTCTGATAACTATCGCAGCAAACAAGAACGTTTGTTCAAAAAAGGACTTATGCGACGTTTGCGCTTAGCAGTCAACATCTGGAAAGTTAAAGGTAGTGATGCAACGAATTACCAAGCAATTAACCAGACGGAAGTTATCTTCAGTCCTAATTTGCCACAAAATGATACTGAATTAGCTAACATAGCTAAATCATTGTTTGGCGTGGTTAGTGATCATACGGTTTATGAGTTATTAGAACAAGTAACTGGTATTGACGCTGAAGATGAAATGAAGCGTCTGAAGTCTGAAGAACCACAAGAACCAGAGCCACGAATTGGCGAGGTGACTGCTGATGACCAAGAAAAAGCACAATGATTACTGGCAACAACGTAGTAATGACATTATGCGTTATGTGGACAGTACAGATGTTGATATGTTTGCTGAATTGCAAAAAATATATGCGGAAGAATCAGCACAGATTCAACGTGACCTGTTTGCGTTCGTAACTAAATACGCTGATGATAATAAAATGAGCTATTCTGACGCGTTACAGCGCCTTAGAGGTGTCGACCTATCAGATTATCAAACGAACGCTAAGAAGTACCGTGAACAGGCCAAAAATGACCCAGACTTACTAAAACGACTCAATGAACAATATGTTGGTTCAAAGGTGACACGATTTGATGCATTGAATCTTGAAATGACCTATAAAATTGGTGTTATGCAAGGTATTATTGAAAAATCGTTTGAAAATTATTTGAAGTCAACTGCTAAGTATGCTTATAAGAAAGCTATAGGTGGCAATAGTGGCGCATTGAATGAACCAGCATTAAAAGAACTTATCAATACACCTTTCAATGGTCGGAACTATTCGCAGCAAGTTTGGGGCAATACAGACGATTTAGCCAGGGACTTAAGAGACGTTCTAAAACGTGGGTTTATTCGTGGTGATGATGTTCGTAGTATGGCAGGTGAGCTTGCCAAAAAGTACAATGTAGCACGTTCTAGAGCACAAACGCTTATTAGAACTGATGGCACAGCGATTGTCAATCGTTCGGCAATTAAACGATATGAAGAATCTGGTTTGGAATTTTATCGCATATCTGTACAGATGGATAACAGGACGTCGCAGATTTGTAAGAGAATTCACAGCGAAGATAAGCGTTATCGCATTGATGAGTTTGAAACTGGTGTCACTGCACCGCCTTTCCACTACAATTGTAGGTCTGCTGTTATTCCTGACGAAGAGGAACTAGACGAGAAATCGTTCAATAATATCAAAAATGTAAATCGTTTTGAACTAAATCTAGATAATGTTCAGATGTTCGCAATTAATGATAAACAAGCTATTTTAGATAAAATAGCAAGCGGGGAAATCGATGCTGAATTGTTTTATTCGCGGAAATTTGCATTTGATGAAACATTTAAGACTGGTGTTCAAACTCCTATTCAGAAGGTTTACAACAGAAGCGATGCATATTATCACATCATTAATAGACATGCTGAAGATTGGTTTAACGATAAAGGAATTAGCCAAATCGTTAAAACTTTACAAACGCCAGCTGAAATATATGAAACCACCGACTTTTTCGGAAATAAAGCAAAATCATATTTTAGAAAAAGCGATGGCAAAGAGTTGATGGTGGTAGTCAGAAATGGTATAATAACGGCGTACAAACCAAATGCAAATTATGCTAAAAAACAAAAAGGAAAGGGTGTGAAGATCTATGACTCCAAAAATTAATTTTGGTAAATGGTATGAAGATGAAGAAATTGATAGCGTCTTTATTGATTTTACAGGGATTTCTGGTGGATATTGTGGGTATGAAGATATTCCTAATGATATTCGAACAATGATTTTCACAGCCCAGCAAGGTGACGGTGAGGGGCCATATAATTACGTTGAAGTTATTAATCCTGAACCGTTTTTGAATAGCAAATTTGCTGATAGTTACGAATTGAACGGTTATAATATCAAGCAATTAATCCTTGATGCTTATAACAAACAAAACATTGCATAAATAATTGAGCGTTTAGAGTTAATCTAGGCGCTTTTTTGTACCCAAAAGGAGAAAAAATGAAGTTTGATATACCTGAAGAAGAATATCTTCATCATGCTCAGTTTATTATTGATGAAAAGTTAAATCAATGTCGTGGGTTAATAAATGATGGTTCACATAGTTTTAATGAACTTTATTATCACAGAATGATTTTATTTGCAGCTATTTGTAATAAAAACAAAGCAAACGCATGGAAATCTAAAAAACACGCTGACGGGTCCATGTATGATAATTATTTTATTGTTGGTATCGAAACGCCAGAAGGGCAATATTCTTATCATTATCATATTGATAATTGGAACTTTTTTGATGTTAAGGAGCTTGAACGTGCTCCAGAATGGGATGGCCATCAACCTAAAGATGTAAAACGCTTATTGAGTTTGTAAAGGAGAAATACATGGTTTCATTAGTTTGGCAATTTGTTGCCTTTTTAATTGGTATGATGGCAGCAGGTTGGTTGCTGTTCATTATTGGAACGTTTTTTGTTGCATTGTTTGGAACAATCGCAGAATATATTAAGAAGTCGTAGTAATACGGCTTTTTATTTTGTCCAAAACTGCTTATGACATTAAAAGGTGCAAGGTAATCAGTCTAACTACAGACTTAAAACGGAGGTAGCCAACATGGCAGAAGAAACAAACACTGAAGTAGTTGAAACAGAAGGAGTCGACAATACTGGAACTACTGAGGCGGATAAAACATTCACTCAAGATGAGCTTGACCATATTGTCCAAGAGCGCGTCAAACGTGCAGTGGCCAAAGCACAAAAAGATGCTGAGGACAAAATCAAACAAGCGCAGTCTGAAGGTGAACGTTTAGCTAAAATGACAAAAGATGAACGTGCTAAAGAGGAAGAAGCTAAGCGCTTAGCAGATATCGAAGCGCGTGAGAAAGCAATTGCAGTCAAAGAACTGCGCATTGAAACACAAAGCCTTTTGTCAGATGAAGGTTTACCAATTGAATTTCTTGATGTGGTCATGGCAGACACTGCAGAGGCTGTTAAAGACAACATTGCAAGTGTTCGAAAGGTATTTGATGAAGCTGTTGAAAAACGCGTGAATGAGCGTTTGACGCAAGATAAACCACGTCGCGGAGCAACAGCAGGTGCAATGACTAAAGCTGAAATTATGGCAGTTAAGGACGTCAGCGAGCGTCAGAAACTCATTGCAGAAAACTTAGAATTATTTAGAAAGGGCTAATTTATGGCTGAAAACAATTTAACTGTTATGAATGATTTGGGCGAAATTAAATCAATTGATTTCGTTAACAAATTTAGTACTAACATCTCTGAACTCTTGAAACTGCTCGGCGTGACACGTAAAGAACCGTTGTCAGCTGACATGAAAATTCGCACTTACAAATGGCAAACTGACATTGATAATACAAATGTTGGTGAAGGTGAAACAATCCCACTTTCTAAAGTGACTCGTGCGCTTGACAAAGAATATCAAGTTGAATGGTTCAAAAAACGTCGTGCCGTTTCTGCTGAAGCTATCGCACGTCATGGTGCATCTTTGGCAATTGACCAAGCGGACCAACGTGTAATGCGTGAAATCCAAAATGGTATTAAAACTGAATTCTTCACTTTCCTAAAAACAAAACCTACAAAAGTTACTGGCACAGGTCTTCAAGGTGCACTTGCTCAAACATGGGGCAAACTTCAAACATTCTCTGAATTTGATGGTTCACCAATCGTGTCATTTGTAAGTTCGCTTGATGTAGCTGACTACCTTGGTGATAAAGCAGTTGGTGCTGACGCATCTAATGTATTCGGTATGACATTGCTTAAAAACTTCCTAGGCATGCAAAACGTTATTGTATTGCCAAACGTGCCACAAGGTAAAGTTTACTCAACAGCGGTTGAAAATATCGTTCTTGCTTACCTTGATGTGAACAGTTCTGACCTTGGTGGAATGTTCGCTGATTATACTGATGAAACTGGTTTGATTGCATCAGGTCGTGACCGTTCTCTTAGCAATCTTACTTATGAATCAGTATTCTTTGGCGCTCTTAAATTGTTTGCTGAAATTCCTGCAGGAGTTATTGAAGCAACTATTGAAGCACCTGCAGCTGCGTCTACACCAGTAGAAGGGTAAGTTAGGTTATGGATAAAGCGTTGATTTTAGAGGAAGTTAAACTTTTTAAAGGTATTCCTGCTAAAGATACAACGCAAGATAGGTTGATTGAGTTGGCAATCAATGAGAGTGTTGATCGTGTTCTCGCTAAGTTGAATGAATTTAGTGAGACTGAATTGGCAGAAGTCCCAAACCGTTTAACTTTTATTATTCGAGATGTAGCCATTAAGCGCTACAATCGTTTGAATTCGGAAGGTGCTACAGCTGATGGTGAAGAAGGTCGTTCATTTAACTGGGATAAGTATTTAGATGAATATGAAAGTACATTGAAGAGTGCTGCAATTGGTCGAAACTATCAAGCAAAAGGAATTGCTAAGTTTATATGATTTATAATAAGCGTGTTATTTTAATCACTGAAACGACTGAAGCTGATTTTTTAGGTGATAAAGTCGTTAAGAAACAATCTGAACCAATTCCTTGCCAGGAAGACAATTTGACCAATGCAGAACAGATGGGCATCTTCGGAAAATACAACCTTGATAGTTTTAAATTGCATTTGCAAGGACACTATGATGGTTTTTCTGAAATTATCTATGATGGTAAAAAACGCAAAATACAGGGTAAAAAACATCACAAAAATTCGACGGTAATTTACATTTGAGTATTAAATTCAAAGTGCACGGTGTTGACCAGATGGTTAGATTAATTGCTAACAAAGGCAAGCAAGCACGTATGGCTACTAACCGTGAATTAGACTTATCTAGTAAGCGTATTGAACGCATGGCTAAGGTAAAAGCGCCAGTTGATACTGGTGCACTGAAAAATACAATTTTTTCAGCAAAAGCAGGCAATCTAACTTATAAAGTTACTGCACCGCAACATTATGCAATATATGTGGAAAAAGGAACCCGAAAAATGCGAGCACAGCCATACTTAAAACCAGCACTTGATGCTGAACGACCAAAATTAATCAGTAATTTACGCAAATTATATGAAAGATAGGTGATATATGACGACTTATTCACCATCCACTTTATTTTTAAAAGAATTACACGATAGGTTGGAAGTGTTAGCTATTCCAATCTATTTTTATTTGCCAAATTCTGACGTTTTAGAGCCTTTTATCGTGATTGGGTCTAATTCATCGGATACTTCACGGACAGCGCAAACAGGAGCTGTTATTGAAGATATTACGGTAAACATTGACATCTTTTTAGATGGTTCGAGCAGGACTGATGCTGAAGAAATTAAAGCGAAAGCTTTAAGAGCGTTAGGACGCAGAAATGCAACAGCTAACATCATCCCAGATGACAGCATAGGACGTGATGTGTATCACGTTTCTATTGTTGTGTCTGACACTATTTATTAAAGGAGAAAAATAAATGGCAGAACAAATTAAAGTCACAAATGCCAAACCAATGTCTGGTAAAAAAATCTTTTATTTCATCCAGTCTATCCATGCTGCACTTGGCAGCAATGCTATCTTGCCAGCATATCGTACTGACGGAAAACTAAAACTTGGTGCTGAATACTCAGACGAACAAACTCAACAAGGTTTGTTGCTTGATAAAACAAATACAGCTCATGAAATTGAACTAACAACAAAATTTTCACCAAAAGACCCAGCAGTCGATGTACTTGAACAAGCGAATGACACTGGTGAATCAGTCAAAATTTGGCGTGTTATTGTTGACGAATCTTTGAAAGAAACTAAAAACGGTAAAGATTTCTATCCAGCTAAATTTGGCTACGCTAAAATCGGTGACATTGAATACGATGAAGGGGTTGAAGACATCGTTGAAGCTAGTTACACAGCGTCGGTTGTTGGAAAACTCAAAAACGGTCAGTTCCCACTTTCTCAAGCTGAAATTGACCTATTTAATGATGTGTATGATTATCAAAACCCAGGAGAATCAACTGGTGATTACGATGATATCCAAACTTCAGCAACAGCTGGGGCGTAATTTTGAACAAAGGGTGGCTTAGCTACCCTTTTATTTTTTAGGTTTAGGAGAAATTCATGGAATTTAAAACAAAAAACAACAAAGTAATTAAAATCAAATTTGACTTCCGAACAATGTTTCTAATCAACAAACAACTTGCTACTAAGAACAAAGATACTGGCGCAGGCAATAATGATGGTGTTGGGACATTGTTTAATAGTATCTTGAATCATAACGAACAAGGTCTTATTGATTTGATTATTGTCGCTGGTAAAACATCACTTGGTAAAGCTATCACTGAAGACGATGCTATTACAGCTATTGAAAAATGGCTGGTAGATAACGAGGCAGAAGACACTGAAAAACTATTTGATGAAATCAAAGAAGAAATGATTGAATCTGGTTTTTTCAAAGGGAAAATTTTGAAATATATCAAAGGGATGCAAAAAGCCTTGAATTACTTGACAGCCAAAGACGACGTGGACCCAATCGAAGTAGAGGCCGTCAAGGATATGATTTCAGAGATGCAAAACGCACTCTCTTAACTGAATGTGCGCGTTTAGGTTTAACTGACTTAGAGACGATTTACTCTTGCACAAAGTGGGAACTTGATGCGATTTTAGAAGGTCTGTATTACAAGCAAATCGATGAACGTGAGAACTTGGCAGAATTAGCACTTGAAATGCGTTACACAATGAATGCTAAGAAAGTTCAGGCAAGTAAGTTAAGTAAGAAAAAAGACAGGTCTAAAGTCAAACAAGCTTTCCACGCCGAAGAAAAACAACGTCAACAAGCTGAAGAGGCTGAGTTGGCAAAACGATTGCAAAGACTTAACAATTACTTCATGAACAGATAGAAAGGAGGGTATTATGGCACAATTTGACGGTTCTATTTTTGCTACTGTTGGTGCTGATATTTCAAACTATCAGGCAGCAATGAACAAGATTCAATCAAGTACTCAGCGTGCTTTTCAAAAAGCACAAGATGCAGCTGCTAACAGTTCTAACCGTATGGTTCAACGTATTGGCCAAATCATGGCACAATTAGCAAACAACGGAGAGTCACTTGGCAAACGTCTAGGAACTGCATTCAGTACAGGCTTAAAACTGTCCATTGGTGAAATCCAACGTATAGCAGCGTCAATCGGCGAAAAGATACCCCAACCTATAAAGAACGGCTTTAACAAAGCATTAACTAGTATCAATAGTTCAATTAAAAAAGCATTTAATTTTGATGTTTCAAAGGCTATTCAATCACCATCTAAGGCTCTTTACGAGTTGTCTAGTATGGCATCAAGGACTGGCCAAAATATTGCACGTACATTTGAAAACCTAGCTAATTCAACACTAACATTTGCAGCACGATTGCCTGCACCATTTAGGGCTGGTTTCAATGCAATTGCAATGAGTGCTGTTAGTGCAAGAGACAAAGTAAGGAATACTTTTAATAATCTAGCAACATCACTAGGTAGCACAGCAACATCGCAAATTAGTGCAAGCTGGGGTAGCATGTTCAGCAGTTTAGCATCAAAAGCAACTGCTCCGTTTAATGCTATCAAAGCAAAAGCTGACAGTGTGGCCAATGCAATCAGTAATTCATTTGCTGGTAAGGTCCTAAATAGTGTTACTAATGTATCAACACGTATGGCAAGCACATTAGGTGCTGGCTTTGCTAACTTATCTACTAAGGCAGTTAATTCTTTGACTGGTATTAGTACTAAAATTTCTGATTTAGGTAGTAAAATCACCAGCACAACTACTAAGGTAGCTGCGTTGGGTGCAGCTTTTGCAGTCTTCCACGGCTTTAAGTCTGCAGTGATTGGTTCAGTTCAAAAAGCAGCAGACTTTGAAGAAAAGATGAGTAACATCAAGGCTTTGACTGGTGCTAGTGCTGAAACAATGAAACAATTCAACGCAGCGGCTCAAAAAGCTGGTGCAGATACAGCATTCTCAGCTAGTGAAGCAGCGGATGCCATTGCTGAATTGAGTAAAGCAGGGGTGGACACTTCAGCTATTCTAAATGGTGGTTTGACTGGTGCGCTAAACTTGGCAACTGCAGGTGAACTTAGCTTGACAGAGGCAGCTGAAGTCGCATCTACAGCTTTGAACGCTTTTAAATCAGATAATTTAAGTGTGGCAGATGCAGCTAACCAACTAGCAGGTGCTGCGAATGCGTCAGCGACAGATGTCCATGAATTGAAGTATGGCCTTTCAATGGTTGCGGCAGTTGCATCTGGTGTCGGTATGTCATTCAATGATACAACCAATGCACTTGCCGTATTTGCCCAAAACGGTTTAAAAGGGTCAGATGCTGGTACCTCACTTAAAACAATGCTTTTGAACTTGTCTCCGCAAACTAAAGCTGCGACAGAACAAATGAAAGCATTAGGAATTGTTACATCTGATGGTGCTAATAAATTCTACACTGCTGAAGGTAAACTTAAATCATTTAGTGAAATCTCGCAAATCTTGCAAGACAGCTTAAAAGGTTTAACTAATGAACAGCAACAAAACGCTCTTAAAACAATGTTTGGTACTGATGCGATTCGTGCCGCTAACATTGCCATGAAAGAGGGGGCTGCAGGTGCAGATGCTATGCAAGCTGCAATCAGTAAGGTTACTGCTGCAGATGTGGCCATTCAAAAACTTAACAACCTAAAAGGTGCTGTTGAATATTTAAGTGGTTCATTCGAGACTTTACAAATCCAAATCGGTAGTGCAATGCTTCCTGGTTTGCAAGGTGTGGTTAAGATTCTAGACAGAATGATTGACAGTTTTAGTAAGAGTAAGGTTGTTGATCAATTTGTTAAAAAAGTACAAGATGTGTCACTTGCTCTTTATCAAATTGCATTCGGTGCAGATGAGACTAAAAAGAAAATAGATGAACTGTTTTCTGGAGCTGACGCTGATGCTAAGAAACTAGAAACTAAAATTGAACCAATTGAACGTCTAAAAGCTGCAGCAATGAATGCTATGCCAGCAATTGCAGGTTTGGTCGGTTCATTTACTTTTGGTCCTGCTATGAAACACTTAGGCAACCTAGGGAAACTCATGGGTGGTCTTGCTGTTAAAGCACAAACATCTGGAACAGCTATTGGTAATGCATTTGGTGTTGCATCGGCTGGAATGGCTAAATTAAGTGCTGGCAGCTCTGGCATGGCTAGTGCGTTTAGTGGTGCTGCAAGTACAGGTTTATCTGCCATGGCTGCTATGGCAAATGGTATTACTTCAGTTGCTAGTATGGCATTAGCTGTTATTGGCCCTGCAGCAATCCTTGGTTTAGTAGTTGCTGGTCTTGGTTTGATTAATAGCCAATTTGGTGCACAGATTGACCAGTTACTAGCTACAGTTACCACTAAAGGACCACAAATCATCACGAACTTGGTAAACGGTATTACTAGTCAAATTCCAGCATTGATTGCTAGTGGTGCTGATTTAATCGCTAAATTCGCTAATGCATTTACTGTCATGTTCCCAGTGCTTGTACAAGCTGGTGTTCAACTGATTTCTAGTCTTGTTCAAGGTGTAGGTGCTAATGCAGGTAGTTTGATTGCGTCAGCTATTCAAGTGATTGGTACGTTTGTAAGTTCAATTGCAAGTGCATTGCCGCAGTTACTAGCTGTTGGTATGCAATTCATTTTGAATGTGGTCAATGGTCTAGTTCAAAATATGCCATTGCTTTTGCAATACGCTCAACAAATCGTTACTAACTTCGGCCAAAGTTTATCTGCTAATATGCCGACAATCATTTCTGCAGGTATTCAAATTATCCTTAATTTGGTCCAAGGTATTATCCAAAACTTACCAACGATTATTTCGATTGCCACACAAGTGGTTACTGGATTTATTACTGGTCTAGCTAGCTACTTACCACAAATCTTGCAAGCTGGTGTCCAACTTATCATTATGTTGGTTCAAGGTATTCTTCAGAATTTACCACAGATTGTACAGTCAGCTGTTCAAATCATTCAATCATTAATCCAAGGAATTACACAAAACTTACCGCAAATCATTGCTGCTGGTATTCAGCTTGTTGGACAATTAGCGGTGACAATCATCCAAAATATTCCACAGATTATTGCAGCAGGTGCGCAATTAATCATGGGGCTTGGTCAAGCAATGCTTGAAGCTATCCCTGGTGCACTTAAAGGTGTGTGGGATGGTATTAAGAATGGATTTACTTCGCTTTGGGACACAATCACTGGTAAAAGTTCTGAAACAACCGCAAAAGTTAGCAGTGATGCAGCTCAAATGACAACCGCAGTTGGTGCACAGACTAGCAAAATGAGTGCACAAACTAGCGCAGATACAATGGCAACGCTAAACAGTATTAGTCAGAATACTGGTCTTGCCAATTTGAATGCGACTAACAACGCAACTCAAATGGCATCAAACGTCAATGCACAGACTGGTATCATGAGTGTTCAAGCACTCAATGATTCAATTGCTATGGCTAATAACATTAATACTGGTACAGCACAAGCAAGTACGAATGCAGCAACTAATGCTGAAAATATGAAGAACGAAGTCACTAAACGAAGTGGTGAGATGTCCTTCCAAACAGTCAATGACATTAATAGCATGGCAAATGGTATTAATCTTGGTATGGGGCTTACAAGTTTAAATGCAACGACTCAAGCACAAGCCATGAAAGACGGCGTAACACAACGTAGCGGTGAAATGAGTTTCCAAACCATAAATGACGTGAACAATATGGCAAACGGCATCAATATGGGAATGGCTAACGCTAATCTAAATGCTACAACAAACGCTCAAACGATGAAGAGCGAAGTTAATCGCATGAGTGGTGAAATGAGCTTCCAGACAATCAATGATGTCAATAATATGGCAAATGGCGTTGCTACTGGAATGACTACAGCAAATATTAACGCAACAACTCAAGCGCAAGCTATGGCAAACGGTGTTAATACAGCAACATCAAGCATGAACCTTGGTGCTGTCAATCAAGCATTGAACTTGTCTGCTGGGGTATCAAGTAATATGCAAGCTGCACAAGCAAATGCAAACAATTCTGCAGCTGTTATGAACAGTGGTGTTAGTGCAAACATGGCATCAATGCAAGCAAATGCAAGTGGTTCAGCTAGTGGTTTGTCAAATAACATTACATCTGAACTTAATTCAGCTGCTTCATCAGCAAACGCAGCATCTAACAAGATTTCATCAAGTGTTACAAGTAATTTTAACAAGGCTAAGGCATCTGCGACATCATCAATGAATGGTATTGCGAATGCAGTTAAAAGTGGTATGAGTAAAGTAACAAGCAGTGTCCAATCTGCTGGGAACAAGATGAATTCAACGTTCACTAATTCGTTTAACAAAGCGAAAAGTGCTGCACAATCTGGTATGAATGGTGTCCGTTCAGCTGTTCAAAATGGTATGAATGGTGCTGTTGCAGTAGCAAGCAGTGCAGGTAATCACATGGTATCAATCATGTATAGTACTGCAGGTGGTATGCAATCAGCTGGTTATTATGCTGGTGCTGGTTTTGCAAGTGGTCTTGCAGGTTCGGCAGGTTATATTTACGCTGTTGCAGCTGGAATAGCAGCACGAGTAACAGCAACAATTCGTAGAGCGTTGAGCATTCACTCACCATCTCGTGTAATGAAAAAACTCGGTGGATTTACTGGTGAAGGTTTTGCTATCGGTATGTCAAAATGGGTAGATGAAATCAATGACATCAGTAAACAATACGCTATGGCTGTTACTGATCAAAACTGGGTCGTTCGTAGTTCTATGGTTGTAGCAGGTGACTTTAGCACATCTGGTCTATCATCTTCACTTGATGACTTAGCAGATGAAGTTAAAAACAGTGAATTGTCACAACCAGTCTTTGATGTCCATAATGAATTGATTGGCGACAAGATTTATACAACTGTCAAAGAACGTGAAGCGAGAGAAGATGCTAAAAATGATTATTTTAATTATTAGGAAGGTGAAACATGGATTTATTAATTACGAAAGGAACGACATCAGTCAAGCTGTCTGACTACGGCTTTTATAATATTAATATTGACGACAGCGCACCTGAAATCTCTCTTGATAAGCGTTCTGTCACTGGTCGTAACGGTACAGTATTTGGTGGTGCAACATTTACTGCTAAAGCCATTAAAGTGACTGGACGTGTAGCTGTTGCGAATGTCCAAGATTTCTTGACTTTAAAAGATGATGTATTTGGCTTGTTACTAGATGACGAGCCTTTTTATATCACTAAAATGTACCCAACCAATACTGATTTTTACAATTATCAAGTCCCTGGTCAAACGGCTGGGGATTTAGATTTTGTAAATCAACCACACACGGCTTGGCATTATCGTTGGAAAGTCACTGCAGAAGGCGAAGCTGATTTCACTTTTGTTGGCAATTATGGTCAAGGATTAAAATATGATTTTTCAATTAGTTTTATTACTGCTGAATTGCCATATGGTGAAACAATACCGAAGACAGTAACGCTAGCTAACAACCAGATTGCTTATGTTGGAACTGCTAAGTTATCACAGTTAGAAGTTCCGTTTGTCGTTGAATTAACAGCAACAGGTAATCAATCAAACTTTTATCTTGAAATTGGAGATAATCGTTTTACTTACTCACAATCAGGCAATATTTCTGCGGGCGATGTTTTTAAAATTTCTGGCATTGAAACAACAAAGAATTTAGAAAATGTTAATGCACGTACTAATTATGCGTATTTTGTCATTAAACCTAGTCCAACAAAAAAGGTCAGCTATAAAACTGACTTTAATGGGACAATAAAGATTTTAAACTTTAAAGAACTATATAAATAGGAGGTGATAGTTTGATTACATTTTTAGATGAAAAAGACGTTGAGCATGGTGCACTTGCCACTATCAAAGTTACCAATGCAGTTAACGGAGAGCGTTCATTAACTGGTGAAATTGAATCAGGCGATTATGTCCTATCAAATATAGAACGTGGCTGGCGTTTGCGATTTGATGATGAATTCTATGTAGTAACTTACGCAAAACCAATTGATGATGGCAAGACAACGCATGTAACGTTCGACGCAGTTCATCAATTCTTTTGGGACTTTGATAAGTCATCTGTACATGAACAGCTGAATGATGGTTCGCACACATTTTTGACTTATCTTGATTTCATATTCACTGGCAGTGATTACACGTACACAATTGACCCACTTTTGAAAGTCTATGCTTTTGAAAAACAATCATTTGGTTATAAGAGCCGTCTAAAACTTTTTAACGATGTTATTACCTCATCTGGCGTTGAATTCCAGGTTAATGGCAAAGTGGTCCGTATCTTAGAAAAAACTGGAACAGACCTATCAACGGTAGTTCGCAAGAACTTCAATATGAATGAACTTGGTATTGAAAAAAACATTGGTGATTTTGTTACTTATCAAAAAGGTTTTGGTGCATGGGTTGATGAGAATGACCATACTAAAGGGCGTTTAGTTACTGAATATACAAGTCCATTGGCTAGCGTGTACGGAAAACTTGAAGCTGAACCTTTGGTTGATGAACGTTACACGCAAGCAGACAACATGGTCGCCGCTTTGAAAGATAACGTCGATAATTCTTACAGTATTTCAGTTCGGCTGGACATGGAAGATTTAACCCGTGCTGGTTATGATTACACACAACCAAGAGCGGGTGATTACATCATGGCTATTAATGAAACGCTTGATTTTCAAGAAAAAATTAGGATTGTATCATTTACTAGTGAATATGATGTGACTGGTCAATTGATTAAACATGAAGTGACATGTAATGACATTGGTGCAGTTAAGAAATTATCAGCAAGTTATAGTTTGACCAAAGAACAAGCTCAAAGCGCATCTGCAACAGTTGTCAAAGCTGTAGAAATGGCTAATAAAGCTTTAATTTCTGCAGATGGTAAAAGCACAGTTTACTTTGGTACTGAATTTCCAGAAGATGAGCCAAAAGGCGAGCTACACAAAGGCGACTCGCTTTATTTGACCGTTGGTGATACGACTAAAATGTATTACTGGACGGGCGCTGATTGGGAAGAATTACCAATTGTTAATGACGTCAAAGCATTTCAGGACCAAATCAACGATGAGCTGAAAGATATTCCTGATCGTGAAGAAGTTGAATCAACTATCAATCAAAAGATAGCGACTTCAAAAGCTGAAATCAAAACACAAATTGATACAGCTAAAAGTCAAGCTGAATCAAATGCTAAATCTTATGCTGATGAAATTAACCAAGCCACTGCAGAAGTTGCTGACCAAGCAAATACTGCAGCGGATGCGTTAAAAACTGACCTAGCCAAAGTTAAAACTGACCTAACGGCTACAACGTCAACTGCTAATAGCGCAAAAACATCAGCAAATGAGGCTAAACAGCAAATTACTACTGTGGCTAATAATCTATCAAAGACTAAAACAGATTTGACGGATTCAATCGCAGCAGTAGACAACAAAGCGGATACTATTCAATCAAATGTATCAAAAGCTCAATCTGATATCCAGACTGTCGCAAGCAACTTGACTAAGGCTAAGCAAGATTTACAAACATCTATCAGTTCTGTGGACAGTAAAGCTGATGGTATCCAGTCTAATCTCACAAAAGCTAAAACTGACCTGCAATCTTCAATTAGTTCCGTTGATAGTAAGACAGACACTGTACAAGCTAATTTAACTAAAGCTAAAATTGATTTGCAGGCGTCAATTGCTACAGTAGATGGTAAAACTGATACCGTGCAAACTAACTTGACCAAAGCTAAGAATGATTTACAAACGCAAATTAATGCAGTTCCTGGTCAAATCACAAGTGCGGTGTCTGCTGTCGAGGGGAAGATAGCTGGTTCGCTGGTCGGCCAAAACCTATACATCAAATCAACGTCTGTCAAAGGTTTCTTACCTGCAACTGGTGGAGCTGGTTTAGGCGGTCAAAACGCAGTAAACAAGGAAGTCACATCTGATTTCATTCGTGTTAACGAAAACGATAAATATGTTTTTCAGGGCTGGCTCACAGTGCCTGACGGTAATTATTCTTGGCGTGCTTGGCAATATTACGATGCCGACAAGCAACCAATCAACAACCGTCAAACTCCTGGTTTTAATGTGACAACAGATGAAGATAATGTGTCACATTTCCAGCACATTATTACTATGCCAACGAATGTTAAATACATACGTATTTCAGCACGTCTGTATAGTGACGGAAAGCTGAAATTTGAAAAAGGTAGCGTTGCAACTGATTACAGCTTAGCACCCGAAGACACAGCAAGCCAAATCGACTCGCTGTCTAGCCAAATACAACAGACTGCTGACGGCATGACGTTGCTTGCAACTAGAACAGAGCTAAATAATGCTAAGAGCGAATTAAACACATCGATTGCAGCAGTTAATACCAAAGCTACTAACCTGCAAACGGATGTGTCAAATCTTAACGCAAGTTTGTCTAATACGTCTAAAACAGTGCAAGCACACGCTACGACTTTGGCTAATCAAACTGAAGAGTTACAAAACCAAGCTAATCAGTTAACAGCGCAAGCCGAAGCACAAGATGCATTGACTACACGAGTGGCAACCGTTGAAACTACAGCGAATGGCACGAAGTCAACAGTTAGCGAGCTAAGTAAGACAGTTGCAAGTAATACCAATAATATCACCAGTGTGACAAATCGTACTAAGACAGTTGAAACTGACTTGACCAATGCTAAAACGTCAATTAGTGAGTTACAAACTAATTTGTCATCAACTCAAACTGGTTTGACAAATTTAACCAAACGTACAAAAGACGTTGAAGATGACTTATCTGGTACTAAAACAACACTGACTGAACTAAGTCAGACTGTTGCTGATGATGGTGAATCCATTACAGAGTTGACCACTAAGACGGCAACAATTGAATCAAGCGTCAACGGTTTAAAAACTAGTTTGACCAATACGCAAAAAGACCTTACAAGTGTTACAACTCGCACTAAAAATATTGAAGATGACCTTGCAGGTACAAAGACATCATTGACAAGCTTATCTGCGACGGTTGCAGCAGATGGGCAAACAATCACATCATTGTCCAACAAGACTAAAACAATCGAGTCTAATGTGGACGGTTTGACCACAAGTTTATCAAACACTCAAAAGGATTTGACTAGTGTCACTAATCGAACAAAAACAGTTGAAGATACGCTTGATGGTACACGTACTGAATTAGCTGAATTGCAAGAAACAGTGGACACTACTAACAGCGATTTGGCAAGCGTGACACAACGCACAAGTACTGTAGAAAGCGACTTAAGTGGAACTAAAACATCACTAAGTAATCTAACCAAAACAGTGTCTGATGATGGCAAAACAATTGCTAGCTTATCATCTCAAACTAAAACAATTGAATCGACTGTTAACGGCTTATCAACTAGTCTAACAAGCACGCAACAGGATTTAGCTGGCATTACCACAAGAACTAAGAATGTGGAAGATGATTTGTCTGGTACTAAGACTGAACTGGCAGAGTTGCAAACAACCGTTGATACAACTAACACTGACTTAGCTAATGTCACTAAACGTACTAAGACAGTTGAAGATAGTCTTGCAGGGACTAAAACAAGTTTGTCATCACTCAGCCAGACAGTGGCTAATAATGGTCAAGATATTACTAGCCTAAGCAGTCGTACTAAGACAGTTGAGGATAGTGTTAGTGGTCTTACAACTACAATGACAAGTGTGCAACAAACATTGACCAGCACAACAAGTCGTACTAAAGCTGTTGAAGATAACCTGAATGGAACTAAAACCACACTCGCACAAGTGCAGTCTACAGCAAATGCTAACAGCCAAAAAACAGCTACACTGGAAAACAATTTGGACGGGTTAAATGCGAAGTTTAGTAGTTTAAAGGTTGGTGGCAGAAATTTGCTGGCTAAAACCAATCAAGGTAAAACAAACTGGGTGTGGTCTGTTTCAAAAGGCAGCTGGTCAGCTGAAACAGTAGACGTTGACGGAATTAGTGCAGTCAAACTGACACGAACATCGGCCGAAACATCAAGCTGGTCTGTCATTGAATATCAAGGCCTGATTCGCAATCTCATCGAAGCGGATACGGATTATACGTTGTCTTTCGATGTTTATCCAAGCGTCAATGCAACTTTTATAGCAACGTTAGTAAAGGGAAACTCACAAGCCAGTCTAACAAATTCCAAAACGATGAATACAGCGCCAGCCGAACAATGGACAAAAGTAAGTACAACCTTGCATTCTCTCCAAACACTGCCCGAAGAAAGCGGGCAATTGGTTTATTTGAGAGGTATGCCTTGTCAATTAGATAATTATCTAATTATCAAGAACATCAAACTTGAAAAAGGCAACATCGCAACCGACTACAGCCCGAACGAAGCCGACATCGAGTTAAAAGTTGCCGATTACAAACAAACAGCTGACCAAAACTATGCTAGCTTACAAAGTACAGTCCAAGCACTTGACGGCACTGTGACAGCCAACAAAGCAACCGCTGACCAAACAGCACAAGGATTCAGCACACGCATTGAATCACTGGAAACATATAAAGACGGTGAATCAACACGAGCTAACCAATACTTTGAATCGTCTAAAACTGAAACAGCACGTCAGCTTGCTGCAGAACGCACAGCAATTGCTAACGATTACGTAGCTAAGTCTACGTACACTGAAGATGTGAGCGGCATTCGTAATGACCTTACAGCAACGACAACAACGGCAAATACGACCAAAACTAATCTTGCTAGCTATCAAGCATCAAACGACCAAGCAGTCGCTAGCTTGCAGTCTAGTTTGCAAACAACAGACGGTAATGTAAGTAGTTTACAAACGCAAATCAATGCATTACCTGGTCAAATTACCAGTGCGGTGTCAGCTGTTGAGGGGAAAATCCCGAAAGACATTGAACGACGCAATCTGTATATAATTTCCAATTCTACTGCTGGTTACATTGTATATGGTAACGCCAGTGCTTTAGGTAATCAAAATACAACCTACAAGGAATATACATCGGATTATATTCCTGTTTCTGTGGGTGAGAAATACACGTTTCAGGGCTGGGTGACATTAACTGAAAGTCAGCAAGGATGGAGAGCTTGGCAATTTTACAACGAAGACAAATCGTTGAACGGTGGACGTTGGGCAGCAAACTATACTTCTGATTATCAGTGTTTCCAGCATACTCTTACAGTTCCTGAAGGAGCAAAGTGGCTACGTGTTTCAGCACGTCTGTACAATGACGGGAAAATCATGGTTGAAAAAAATGATGTTTATCACGATTATACAATAGCATCTGAAGACACAGCTAACCAAATCAGTTCGCTATCTAGTCAAATTCAGCAAACAGCTAATGGCATGACGTTGCTTGCTACTAAAACAGAGCTAAACACAGCCAAATCTGATTTGCAATCTGGCATTACCACAGCGACTAGCAAAGCTGACAGTGCGCAAGCTACCGCTGACAATAACGCTCAAACAATCAGCAATCACACGACTCAAATCAGCGCGCTAAACACTGGTTTGCAAGCTAAAGTCTCACAGTCCGACTTCAACACGCTTTCTGGTCGAGTAAGCAGTGCAGAAAGTAATCTCACAGCTACAGCTAGTCAACTTTCTAGTCAGATTTCAAGCGTTGAGAATAAGATTCCAGACAGCATAGCAGGTTCAAACCTATACATCAAATCAACATCTGTTAAAGGTTTCTTGCCTGCAACTGGTGGAGCTGGTTTAGGCGGTCAAAACGCAGTAAACAAGGAAGTCACATCTGATTTCATTCGTGTTAACGAAAACGATAAATATGTTTTTCAGGGCTGGCTCACAGTGCCTGACGGTAATTATTCTTGGCGTGCTTGGCAATATTACGATGCCGATAAGCAACCAATCAACAACCGTCAAACACCTGGTTTTAATGTGACAACAGATGAAGACAATGTGTCGCATTTTCAACACATTATCACGATGCCAACGAATGTTAAATACATACGTATTTCAGCACGTCTGTATAGTGACGGAAAGCTAAAATTTGAAAAAGGCAGTGTTGCAACTGATTACAATTTAGCGCCTGAAGATTTAGTAAGTGCAGGTGATTTAGCCACTGCAAAATCCGAAATCAAACAAACGACCGACGCAATCACCGCAAGCGTGTCAAGCGTACAGACTGCAGCAAGTAATGCGCAGTCAACAGCTAACGCAGCACAAGCTGGTGTTAATACGCTGGATAGTACGACAGTTAAGAGTGCGAGCTTAACTATTGGTACTGATGGTGTAGTCATGAAAGCTGGTAAGTCAACAAGTGACATTGCGAATGCAATTGGTTCTTATTTCAGCGTTAACCAAAATGCTATCAATCTGTTTTCTGACAAGATTAGCGTTAAAGGTAGCATGATTGTTGACGGTGCGATTACAAGCACTAAAATAGCCAGCAAGTCAATCAACACGGCACATCTAAACGGTAAAATCATCACTGCTGACGTGATTGCCACAGGTGCAATTACAGCTGATGCAATTAAAGCAGGAGCTATTACCACTGATAAAATGACAGCGAACAGTATCAATGGTGACCGTATTACAGCAGGCACGTTGGATGCAGCTAAAATCAAAGCTGGTAGCATCACAGCCAGTCAAATCGCAAGTGGCACGATTACAAGTAACCAAATTGCAACCGGTACGATTAGTGCAGGAAATATAGCTACAGGAGCGATAACCACAGATAAAATTGCAGCGAATAGTATCAACTCAGATAAAATTGTATCAAGTGGTATTACTGCAAATGTTATCAAGGGTGGTAAGTTACAATCGCTAACTAATACCACTAATTTTGATTTGGATACAGGTAAGCTTTTCTACAATAACAATAACACTGGTGTATTTCGTGTAGAAGATGGTGCAAGCACGATGGGGCTTAAGTTCTCAAATACTGCAATTACAGTTAATAACACTAGTCGAATCTTGTCACGAGTCATTTTAGGTGGTGACCGTCGGGAAACTACACTTGACGATGGTAAATGGGACCAAGGTGGATTTACTGGAATTGTCGCTGAAACAATCAATGGTGTTGATTCTGACCAACATGCGCAAGCTGATACTTTGCGTGTGATAGGTGATAACATTTACTTCACGCATAGTTATAACTATGATTCGTTGACTAGCACTAGTGCGCAAGGCTGGAAGATGGAAACATTTAGTCCTTTTTCAAGCTACGCAGGAAATGTCGTTTTAAAACCCTACGGAATCAATTACAGACAGTCGGATATTATTACAGGTGATATTCGACTTGACAATGGTGACGGCTCTGGTTATTGGGTCCGTGGATGTATAAGAATTTTAAGAAATTGTTTTCAACATTATCTAAATGGTGGAACGTCATCTGGTGCAATGAATGCAATTAGAGATGCTTTAAGAGAAATATCAGGAGTTTAATAATATGGATAAACAACAATTAATCATTAATGAATTACTACAAAAACTAGCAACTGCACAATATGAAGCAGTACAATTACGCGCTGAATTGACTGTGGCTAATCAACATAACAGCGAACTTGAAGATAAGTTGGCTACGTTGATGCCTAAAAATAACGAATTGAAAGGAGGTGATGAATAATGAGAGCATGGAACGTTGTCGGAAAATACCCAATTTATACTGATGGTAAAATCACACACACTGAAATCACACTAGCTACTTTGTCAGGCAGCTACGGCACATTTACTGAACGCATTGCAGGTAACCACACAGGAAAAACTAACGATGAACTTATCGAACTAGCTCGTGATGCTTATTTCAAAACTGAATATGCTGATAAAGCTATGCCAGAAGCTGTTCAAAAAGTAGATGAAATGTCTGCAACGGTTGAACAAGCTAGTGAAAAACTTGAACAAGTTGAAACTGCAATTTCAAACTTAAGTAACATGGTCACAACGGTAACTAAAGCAGTTGAAGAAGCTAAAGAAGAAACAGCTAAAAATGTTGCATTAGTTAAAAACGCAACTGACAGCATTACACAATTGATGGAAACATTATCTTTATTAGAAATGACAACTGAAGACGTCGAAGAAGATGGAGGACAATCAAATGAAAATTAAATGGTCTGAAAAAGCAATTGATACTTTTGGTAGATTTTACGCAGGTCAAATTTCGATGGGGTGGCTTACAATTGATGAAGTCCCTGCGCAATTTAAAGAACGTACACAGTATTATGTTGACTTAGCTAACCAAGAGCAAGAAACGCAAGAACCTTAGAATCGAGGTTGTAAGATAGATATGTGGAAACCAGAATTTTTAAGCATGATTTTAAGTGCGTCAGTCTCAGTATTGACGCTCTTTACTTTTTTTCAATCTCGCATGACTAATAGCGAACGTCGCACTACAATTCTTGAAGAAAATGCAAAACAGCAGGATAGAGAATTGAGCGAAGTCAAGAAACGTTTAGACAATCATGATACACAGATGCGTGTCTTGATTCAGCTGACTGAACAAATTAAAAACTTGTCGGAACAAGTTGAAAAGATTGACAACAAATTGGAGGAAGTAAGATGAATGATTTAATCAAAATTTTAACAGCGCTCTGGGATAGCGGTATTATTACTGCTGTTGCTTATTTTGGTATTAAGCTACTAAAAGCTCACACTAAGAATAAAAACATTGCTATGTTCACTTCCTGGGCAGAACAAGCTGTGCATTACGCAGAATACACTTATAAGACTGGTCCAGAGAAACGCAGTGCAGCTTATGAGTTCATTGCTGAGCGCATTCGTCAAAACAAGTTAGGTGGCAAGTTTAGTACTAAACAAATCTATGGTGCAATCGAAAAAGCAGTGACAGAACTTCAAAAGGCAGGTAAAGCTGATGAAATTGAAGAAGGATGATTATTTTATTGACGTGTCATCTTACCAGTCTGCTGATTTGACAGCTATATGTCAAGCAGCTGGAACACGTAAAACTATTATTAAAGTTAGCGAAGGAAGTGGCTATTTATCACCTGCACGATTCACGCAAGCACAAACAAGCGACCCTGTAGGATACTATCACTTTGCTAGATTTGGAGGCAACGTTAGCCAAGCTGTAGCTGAAGCTAATTATTTCTTGGCTAACTTACCAACTAAGCCAGCTTATCTTGTCTGTGACTATGAAGATGATGCAAGTACATCAAAACAAGCCAACACTAATGCAGTGTTGGCTTTTATGGACCAATGTGCGCAGGCTGGTTTTAAACCTATTTACTATAGTTATAAACCATACACACTAACGAATGTTGATTACACACAGATAATTGCTAAGTATCCGAATAGTCTTTGGATTGCAGCGTATCCTAACCGCAACGTAACGCCAACACCTGTGTGGTCAATATTTCCATCCATGGATGGCATTCGATGGTGGCAATTTACCAGCACAGGCATCGCAGGTGGTTTGGATAAGAATGTAGTTTTACTTGAAGACGACGAAACAGTTCAAAATATTAATTTCAAAGGAGAAGCAACAATGGACTTTTTATTCAATATTAAAGGAGATCCTCAGTGGAATGAAGGAACTCTCTACTACTATAATGGGAACACTAACCAAATTCGTGCTTTGCAACATATCGACGAAATGAAAATCATTCAACAGATTTACAAAGATAACAATGGACACGATATTCCATCTTATACATGGACCAATAATGCTCCTTGGTATGCACGTCTCTTTCGTGCTCTTAATCCAGACTCTACATCAGCTCAAATTCAAGAAGCTATTAAAGTAACTAAAGAGCAGGCTAAAGCAACTACTGAAGCTATTACTAAGGAAGTGAAAGCAGCTGCAGAAGCAACAAACGCTGAAGTAAAAGCGGCTAAAGACGCACCACAAAAGGTTGAAGTTACAATCAAAAACAACTAA